ACTTTTTGGGCTTAACGGGTTCTTTGATCATCAAAGCAATATATCTGAATGCGTCAGCGCCGTGTGAATAATGATCGTGTAAGGGGTTTCTGCTGAACTGCCCTGTGTCAGGGTCTACCTCATACCGATAGTGTCTCAAGCAAGCCAAACCATCCGCTGTGTGTTCCCTGTCGAAGTAACAAGTGGGAAAGATTGTTCTTGCGGCATTGATTGAATCCAGAACTGGCACTCTAGGCATGATTCTGGTTTTAAACCCTGCCGCCCTGACAATATCGTCAATTGTGCGTCCAGCTGCTGCCAAGGTCTTGTTTTCCGCATCGTGCGGTAGCCAGATGGTGTCGTACACATAACCAAAGGTCTGCATGGTGGCCAGGTAATAACTGATCGTCTTCTGGCTGTCCTCGATGTACCGGATTAGACGGGTTTCCATGCCCACAAACTGCAAAAACCAGATGGCTGTACTGTCACTCCACCCAAGGTCAAAAACAGCGTGAACGGGCTTTGTAGCGTCATAAGGCACACGGCAGATCCGCCCTTCCTTTTCGGCCTGTTGCATTTCTTTGGCAAAGATTGCCCCATCCACAGTCTGTCGGCATAAACCTTCCCACACTTGGTTATAGGCTTCCTCATCCCTTGCTTTGAGGGCATCTTTCTCAAGTTTGAGGGTTTCGGGAAACCAAGGGTTGTCCGACCAGTTCACCTTCATGGTGATGCAGTCAGCGGGGGGGATTGCCACAAACCTTTGATAAGTCTCGTCTGTCTCCAACTCAGGGTTGAAGCTAATCCATATCTCTGAGCCTTCTTTACGAATGGTTGGGATAAGCACATTCCAACTGAGGCGGCTCACTGTTTGGGCTTCCTCCACCCAACAAATGTCCACGCCTTCATAAGATTTGACATTTGCAATATTGTTTTTAAGGCCAACAAAAGCAAACTCTGTGCCGTTCTTGGCTCGGATGCTGGCTTGCGTTATCTCATAAAAGCCAAGCAACCCAAGGGCTTCAATCTGGTCGCACAACAGCTTATGCACCGAATCTCGCATGGAAGTCATAAACTCCCTGGCGCACAGAATACGCATTGGGCTTTTAGCACCAAGAATTAAAAGCGCCCTAGCTATGCCCCAAGACTTAGCGCCGCCCCGTCCACCAAATGCCACCTTATAGCGGCTTTTCTTAAACAGACCTTCCAGCTTTACGGGAAATTCTGCATTAGCTATTGCGGCCTGGACATTACTCATTGGGCTTTACAAAGGTGACTTGAATGCCCTGCAAAGGCTCACCATTTGCGCCTGTAACCTCGGCCTTAACGGTTTCTGACCATTTCATCTGCGTCTTTGTCCACCAAATTAGGCTTGTTGTGTCACCAGATGTAGCCTTTTGAAACAGCGTCTTGGCTATCTGCCCGTTGGCCTTAGCCTTACCCATATCCAATTCAGCACGGTAATACTTACGCAAAGTCTTGTCGTCTATGCCCACCAACACCGCGATAGATTCATGCGGCAAGCCTAACCCACTGCTGGATTCAACCAGTTTGCGGGTTTCTGCCGTTGGTTCGTGCGGCTCTTGTGGAATTAGTGCCATCTTTTATATAGGGGAACTGGTTAAGCTGTTACGGTGGATTCTAACAACAATACGGCTTTTTTGCCTGTAAAGTCTTCCCACCGCTTTACTATTACATCGCAGTAATGAGGTTCAAACTCCATCATGTAACAAGTGCGGTTTGTCTTTTCGCAAGCAATCAATGTGCTACCGCTACCGCCAAATAAATCAAGAACTGTATTTACCTCTTTGAAGTAATCAAATGACCATTCTGCAAGTGCTACTGGCTTTTGGGTTGGGTGAACTCTTGGTTGATTGCGCTCGCTGGCTTTGTTAAAACCCTTCCACAAATGTCTAAAGATTCTGACACTTGACCATTTTGACTTTACCCATGCCAATTCACAATCTGATTGAGTATCGACCATTTTGTTTTCTACACGCTTATCCCATACAAACCAATTATTTGATTGTGGCAAAGCATGACAGTAATAGTTTGCGCCCCACCAAACTTGTCTAGGCACTTGTAATACGCCCTCAACAATTTGATAAGCCTCTACTGCATAATCAATCGTATAGTATATAAAGTCTTTAAAATTGTGATTTTTGGCTAAACCAGTTTTTCTAGCAGTTCTGTCACCTTTTTCATTAATTCCATAAGGTGGGTCTGTATAGCAAAGGTCTATCTTTGCGTTATCAACAAGATTTTCCACAGCATCAATGCTTGTGGTATCCCCGCACATCAATCGGTGGTTGCCTAGTTGGTAAATGTCGCCCATCTTGGTCTTAGGCTCATCAGGAATGTCAGGAACTGCATCCTCATCCGTCAGCCCTTCAACCACTTCAGGCTCTAGCAGTGCGGTTAACTCTTTCGGGTCAAACCCTAGCATTTCCAAGGCAAACCCGTCTGCCAGCAAGTCGTTTAGCTCTATGGTCAGCATTTCATTGTCCCACCCTGCATTAAGCGCCAGGCGGTTGTCGGCAATGATGTAGGCCTTCTTTTGGGTTTCTGTTAAGTCTGCCAGCTCTATGGTGGGTACTTCTTTGTAACCCAGCTTCCTTGCCGCTAATAGCCTGCCGTGGCCTGCAATGATGCCGTTTTGTCCGTCCACCAATATTGGGTTAGTCCAGCCAAATTCTTTAATGCTTGCCGCAATCTGAGCCACTTGTTCATCTGAGTGGGTGCGGCTGTTGTTTACATAAGGAATTAGCTCTGTGACTTTCTTTTGAGTAATTTTCACTTTTTGGGCTTTTGTTCGGTTGTTTCAGTCATTATCTAAAAATTAACTCTTTTATTGGCACATCATAACTTTCTGATGGGTAAATTGATCTTCTTTCTTCATTAGTTAAATTTCTGCGTTTTTGTGTTGCTCTAGCCTCTGCCTCACCCGCTAATCGTCTATACGATTCCATTGGCTTATCAGTAAGTCTAGCGGCATCTCTGGCAGCATCTAATTCTTTGCCTGTGCCAATTCGCTCTAAAGCGGCAAATGCGCCAGCTTCAGGGCTTTTCTTAAAAAGTGTTTCAAATCTTTGTTTTGCTTCTAATTGATTTAGGTTTGATCCCCTCATCAATTTATCAATAATTGCCGCATCTTCTAGTGCTTTTGTGCTAAAAACGTCATTTGGTTTAAAAGCATTAGGACTACCACCACGGGCAAAACCTTCTCTTTGTTGAATTGCATGTTGCAATTCATGCAATGCAACGCTTCTTTGATCCATTGTACTTGGCCCACCAACAGTAATTTGTGGCGTTTGAAATGTACCGCTTCGACCATAACTCATATTTCCGCTAGGTGCTATATCCGCAAACATGGTTGTAGGTATCCCCGCACTCTGTGGATATGCTTTATAAAGTTCCTCATGTCGCAACGCTTGACTCATTGGCCCTTTAAATTGTTTATTAGCCAATATTTGGTTATACACATCCTCAGTAATTTTTGAAGTTTTATCGCTAATCTCTTGCCGCCATTGCTTATCTGGGCCTCTAAATGTGCCAGTTTTTTCCCAAATTTCTTCGGCAGTTTTACCCGCTTTTTCCAATTCCAAGGCTTTAGTTGCCATCAATTTGTTAAAAACCGCTGAATTTGGGCCAATGAACATCCCCACTGGGTTATAGCCTTCAGCCATCTGATTGGCTAACTGTTTGCTCTTTGGCCCGTAATTGAGGCCTTCTGAAGCCGCCTGAGATGTCAATTCATTTAAAGCGCCAGCCCGATCATTAGCCAAGCCCACCATTTGTTGAAGGCTTGCACCAGGATTGCGAACAAAATCAGAACCCTTCCGCTTTGCAGAATCAATGGCGCTGTAAATGTCCGCAATCGTTGGCATTACTTCTTCTTAGGCTTCTTCTCAGCCTTTTTCTCGGCTTCGCGTTTTATTGCGTAACTTATCGCAACAGCTTGTTTAGGCGGCTTGCCTGCTTCAATCTCTGCCTTGATGTTGGCCTTCAATGCCTTTGGGGTCATTGATGCAATTAAAGGCATTACGATGCACCGTGGATGATTGCATAGTTGATGATCACGGCTTCAGAATAAGAAGTTGCCGCAGTCAAGTTACGCAATGTGATCAGCGCAGAACCAGCAGCCAAATACGAAACATAGGTCGTATAAGCGCCAAGAGCACTGCCAGTGGTATTGCTTCCAATATTAACAATCATTGTGTCATTAGCTGAAATTGTGCTATTGGTCAAGATGAATGACAC